CTGAATCGCTAATCTGAACTGGTGTTAAAGCTGCTTGAACATCAGTAACGGCAATAGGGCGCTTGGCCTCAACTGCTGGAAATAGGAAATCTCTTATAGCACCCATTGCTTACATTGTAAGCGAGCCTACTTACACTATTTGAATATCAACGCTACTTTCAGCCATCGTTGCATAGTGTGTTGCTAAAGCTGAAGCAATTGCTCCGCAGATTGTCGTATTGCTGACTTTCCGACCCATTACCCAGCCGCCGTCTCCAAAGGGTAGCTTGACGGCGGATAGGCATTGCTTTGTTAGCTCATCTTGTCCCGAGTGAGCCAACCGCTGAGATGAGATTGCTCCCAGTAACTCATCGCAGCTTTGTGCATAGTCAAGGCCATCTATGGGCTCAACTCTAATACCAGCAGGAGCTAACCTAGCTGCCACCGCTGACGCGGTTCTGGCTGAATAAGCAACCAGCTGAACTGGATACTTTCGCACCCACTCCGCTACATCATTAGCCATCGCTTTATCATCTAGGTTGGCAGGATTATGCCAAGTCTGTAGCAATATGACTTGGAACTTATCGCCCTCAAGTCTTTGACTAGCGACTAGCGCCGCTTCTTTTCTACTAGGGCTTAGATCAATAGCCAGCCAAGTATCAGACTCAGGGTTGAGTCGAAGTCCCTCAACTTTGCAACTCTCCCATTGTGAAGCACTTATGACCGGATTTATAACATTTACCCATTGGGTCAATACCTCTGTGCGCACAATATCCTCAGGGTCATTTAGAACCGCCCTAATATTATCTGGATGAATTGTTAGTCCAAGTGAAGGGTTAGCTTGAGATACACCTAGCCAAAAGTTTGAGGAATTATCAAATTTGATATCTATTGGAGCTGAGTATTCAAACCAACCAATATCGTCAATAGCACCAAAAATAGCAGCGTAGGCTCTTTCCTTTAATCTATTTAAAACTATTGAGTGTTGATCTCCAGCTGAAGTATAGATAAAAGTTTGTGGATTTGGACTCGCCATTTGCGTATATCGCAAAGCAGACCACACATCATCATCCTTAAAGTCTCTTACTTCGTCCATATGCACACAATTTGGCGCGGCGATGCCTCTACCAGCCGAGTTATTGGCTCGGACAATATAGCGGCGGCCTTCAGTAAATTGCAGCTCCTGAAATCCCTTACTTTCCAGCTTCTTAGTAAATTGAGCAGCTAGCATTGGATTCTGTTCAATAATTCCATAGATTTTGTAGAATAGTTCTGCTGAAGTAGTTAGCTTATGGGCCGTATGAACTTGCAACTTTTCTTTCAATACATAAATTCTAAATAGAATATTAAGCGCCATAAAGGTCGATTTGCCATTTTGTCGGCCAACTAGAAGGCAGACGATTGGGTGAGCCCATCGGCCATCGGGTTTGTATTTAAGTGAATGATGAGCCAGCCATTGTTGCCAAGGCATCAAAGTAAAGCCAATTTCTTCGCAAAATTTAATCATTTGCTCGCCATAAGAGGGGTAATCATTGAGTTTAGTGTGGATTCTGGGTTCTGGCACACCTCGGTAAGTCGATTCGTCCCTAATTCGGACAATCTCACCCAATTCAGCCAGAGCAATCTCTTTCATTCTGAATAGTGCCTAGCCGAGCCATTTTCAGGGAAAATCTTCCCAATGGGGGTCGTGGGTCTGCTTCCGCGCTCAAAAAAGGTAGGGGTCATACGATCGCGCTTAGAACTATTGCATTGAGTGCAACAAGCAACCATATTAGAAGCTTCATCAGTGCCACCTTTGCTAATAGGTATTAGATGATCAACTGTAGTCGCTTCTAGCCCGCAATAGTGGCAAGTATTGTAATCTCTTTGAAGCACTTGAAGTCTTGTCTTTTGATAGTAGCTGGAGTTATAGCGTCTGCTCAATGCCAGCCCTTGGTCTCTAAGTGTTGCAATGCATCGCAAGCGCATTTATATCTATGTCTTATGTATTTAATGTGTGCATCTATTTGCTGCTTAGGGCTAAGGTCTCTATACCAAGTAGAACGCATCTGCCCTAGACCATAATGAGAGCCGTTACGAGCCTTTGGATTCCATCTACTCTCTTTATGAATTAGCCAGTTATAACATTGAAACTCTGACCAATCTAATTTGTTGTATGCATAAAGCTTTAGATTCATATCTGCTTTTGATGGATTGATTGGTATTAGCATAAGTGCCGATAGCATCAGCGTTAGGCAATAGCCTGCCCCAACGCTTCGGCTACGGGCTGCCTTCGGGCCCCGCCTTAGTCGGAGTGTAATGCCCTTGTCAAATAGGCTAACATAAGTGCTGTTCAGAGCCATATTTACCATCTACTCCAATCGATTCCCAATTATCTATATGATCATCTATTGTTCTATATATTGGATAAATATCGTTAATCAACCTTCTAACTCCCATATCTTCTTAAACTCTAACTGGCCTGATTGAAAGGCGTCTTTCAGCCTTTCCCTGCCATCACTATGGAACTTAGTAACCAGATAAGGCTCAGCTATTGTGCCTTCTAGCCATTCAACTCTTTCACCATTTGGATCAATAACATCATCGCCATTGATATAGTGGAACTTATCTAGTATCGCATCGCGAGATGATTCTCTTACTGTCTCAACTATCTCGCTAGATATATTGTTTTTTACCCATTTGACGAATTCGCGTTCATTCTTAATAACCCACTTAAACTTAGGCTTACTGGTGGTCACATAGGCAATTACATCATCACCATATTCAGCCTTTACTCTGTCTGCACCTATCTTGTCCATCTCGGTCTGTAGTGCAGCTCTTAGCCTATCCTTTGCCTTCTTAGCCTCATCAGCTATCAGACTCACCGCTGCTAGTTCCAGGCTCAGTTCTTTGATTCCCATCTCTTTGCTCCCTTTTCTTTGCTCTATTTAATCTAACTTCTAGTGAGTGGATATTGATCCCACAGTCCTTAGCGATAAACTCTTTGTCAAATCCCCACTCCATTAGCTGACGGATATATCTAATAGAGTGGGGTCTGCTCATCGTTATAGGGCCTTTCCATAGTCGCGTTGCCTGTCCAGTATTTTACGCTAATTTGCTCGAAACCAGCTGCTAATCGACATACTCGACACTTACCCGATTTCATCTTCCAATTACCGCATTTATCGCAACGGGTTATGTCATCTTCTTTACTGGCTACGCGATCTGATGGATAGATGATGCGCTGAAGAAAGCATCGCTGACATTCAATTAACCATACTTCCTCAGGCGCTTCGGGTATATCGCTGGTCTCATACCTATAAAGCTCAATATGCGGCGTAACCGCTAAACAAGTTGAGCACTTAAACGGATGAGCATCTTGCTTCATTTCTGAAATACCCAATGCCCATCTGCACCGATTCTCATCCATCTAGCTGGACATTGGTCTGCTCTGTCTTTGCTAGGGCAGGTGTAGCCTCGATACTCTTTGCCATCTTTAGTTCCAGACTTAAGAATCATTGGCCCTCTGCCACATTTACATAATGGCAGTTCATCAATTATTTCGGCCCCAAGTTCCGCCGCAATAGCAGTGACATCCCAGACAATTGGCTCTGGGTCATTCGGTCTTTGCTCCTTAATGAAGGATGCAAGCTCTGGCTTTGTTGTCTGAATCGCCTTCTTTGGCGCTCCAGTCGGCTTAGCGAAGAATCCAGCGAGGTTAAGTGCTCGCCCAAGAGCGCCGGTTTCGGCAAGTTCCAGCGCATACTGTTTAGACTTAGACTCGCTAGATAAACCCGTAGTCCAAGGGTTATTGTCAGCCTCAGTCCGATACAACTCAACTTTAACAATATAAACATCACAATTAGCGACAAGCGATTCTGCCAATGTGTGAGTCTTGATCCGATAATCGGGATACGCATTTATAAACTCCTTTAATCTATCTTGGACACTTACATAATCATCTAGGTAATTCGACATCTAACTTCTCTCTCCCTGCGAAATCACTTATCGCATCGTCTAACTGTTCTTTTAATGAATAGAATGTGCCATCTGGCCAGTTCTGAGCTTCATCGGCGCAAGGCTGGCAATAAAACCTAACCTGAGCTTTACGAAGCGGTGTCTCGCTTTGGACTTTCCATACTGCTGGCGTTCTAGCTTTGATATGCCATTCGCCCTTAACTTGTCCCCAGCGATACTTGCAGTAATCGCAGTATTGGTTGCTATTATGATTGCGAGTCAGACTCAATGTCGTCCCAATCTTCTGGTGTAGAAAATCTGCATCGACCCAAGATAGCGGCATATCCAATGAGATCGAGATACGAATCTTCGCGCTCTGGACTTTCCAACATTCTTGAGAGTTTGGTCGCGATAGCAATAAGCGCCAAGTCAGATGGGTCTCGGAGCTGAATACCGAGTGCCTGACAGATTTTGAAAATGCGTAGAAAATTGTGCCTCGGGTCGCCATATTCAACCCCCCTGTCGAACAGGGTGTCACCAGCATCGTTGATCCAATCACTTAATGATCTCTGTGTATCGGACACTTGCTCTCCCTCTCTTATATCCTTCATTAAAGGCTTTAGCTTTGGCTGAACTCCAAAGAGCCCATAAGTAAAGGCCGAAAAATGGAACGCCGATTGTTATTGCAAAGACTTGCGTATCAGATAAATTAGGAAACATCTGCACTCACCCCATATTTATCAAGCCAATATGCAGAGATTTCAGCCTTAGATAAACGGCCTCTAAGCTGCTTCTTACCCATCCGCTCTTTAGCAAATCTTCTTATTATTGATCCCTTAACCCAATTTGTCTCATCAGTCCAAGCCCCTGCTTGAGAATCAAATCGAATAAGGGTTACTTTATTTACCATTTTGCTCCCGTTCTGTAATCCCTAAATGGATTAACGGGTTAAATGTATTTGCTTAAATCTATTTAGACAAGCAATAGCTCGGCGAGTCGAATATCAAAGAAGCCGCATAGCCTCTCGGAATGGGCTTTGTTGCTGAAATCGGTTGTAATCGGCAGACTCTTTAAAACCCACTCAGGCTCGATTAGAGCCCCTAAATCGAACTGGTAGATGCCCTTAGGCGTCGCATTGATATAAAGGGTCTTAGCGCCCGTCCTAGACCTTATATCGGCCAGATAATCCCATTTCTTCTTCTCAATCAATAAGCGGTCGTAATGCGTCCTACGACATTTGAGTTCGATATAGCTATCGCTAGTAATGCCATCTGCTCGGTCGGTCGCTGATAAGGGCGTCAAGTCTGGGTAAAGCGACTTGAGAGCCTCAAATAACTCGACTTCCCTAAAGTAGATTAGTTATCTTCCTCGCCATCTTCCCAACCAATTTTCTTTATTGGGTCATCGGCTGGCACTATCCAATCAGGATAAGAACTGCGATCCATAGCAAAGGCTAGAGAAGTGCCTTCGTCCATCCCAGCTCTGCGACAAGCTTTATAAACTTCGTTGGCTGCAATAGCCCAGAAATCAAGCTTTGTTAAAGGCGTCTCTTTAGTAGTGCGCTTACGCTTTACTGGCTTCTTACTTACGCGCTTTCGCGTTGCCATTTCTGACCCCTCTCGCTAGGGCCAATTCTAGCTGAGACTCCATTTTATCAAGGCGCGACACTATTGGAATATTCTCCAATTTAATTATGTAGCGAAG